TGCTGCCGATGAGTCTTTTATGCGTATGGACTCAAAAGTCCGTCAACGCTTTAATAATAGTCCCCAAGAGTTCCTTGAATTTTTTGCAAATCCTGCAAACACTGAAGAGGCGTCTCGTTTGGGATTGACTATTCCTCAATCCTTGTCTGTCACGCAAGTGACAGATGAGGTCTCGCCGTCTAAGGCGGAATGATGTAGTATCGGGCACAGTTCGCTACTTGATGTAACTGTGCCCATTGACACCAAAACCTAAGGAGATTTCAATGAAACCACTAAGTCGTAGTTCTGTTCACAAGCATAGTTCTGCTGGACAATTTCGTTCTAACGTAAGTCGTACTAAGATGATTAATATCAAGGCTGCGCCTATGCGTGGCGGTATCCGTCTATAAGGGTATTGTGTGTACTTCCCTCTGGTCGCATCCTACCCATGGTTTATTAAAATGTGGGCAATGCGTGGAGTGCAGGTTAGCTTACTCGAGAGAGTGGGCGATAAGGATAACTCACGAGCAAATGTTGCACGAGAAGTCCTGTATGCTCAACCTCACGTATGATGATGCGCACTTACCTAAATACGGACAGCTATACAAGCAAGACTTGCAAAAGTTCTTTAAGCGTCTGCGAAAGGCAGGGTTTAAGTTTCGTTATGTTGCTTCTGGAGAGTATGGTGATGAAACCCGACGTCCTCACTTTCATATTGCGTTGTTTGGAGTGGACTTTGATAATGATCGCGTCCTTTTTGGTCGTGCTGCTAATGGTGATAGGACTTTCATATCTAATGCAGCTGGTCGCGCCTGGCGTGACAACCTCGATCAATCAATCGGTAACCATCTTATCGGTTCTCTTAACTTCGAATCTGCCGCTTATATAGCACGCTATATTATGAAAAAGATCAAAGGCCCAAATGCTTCTCCTCTGCCGTTAGCCGTTCTTGAGGATGGAGAGTGTGTAATGCCAAATCCTGAGTTCATGTTAATGAGTAAAGGGATTGGCAAAGGATGGTTTAGAGATTATTTCATGTCAGATGTTTTTCCAACCGGTTCGGTTGTGACTATTCAGGGTTCTAGGGCTCCTGTCCCTAGGTATTACAAAAATCTTTTAAAGGAGCTTGGTCATGATTTATCGTTAGATATGCAATTTCGCTCGTCGGTGAGAGCCGACATGGATGCAGAGCGTAATATGTTTGAAAATCAACCCATCCGCAAAATTGCGAGGCAGAAAGTAATCGACTCTCGCTTAAATCAATCAAAACGAATTCTTTAAAGGTCTTATATGTTGCAATTTGTAGTTTCTGTTAAAGATCGCGCCGCCGATGTTTTTAACCGTCCTTTTTTTGTTCCTCATCGTAATGTTGCTGTTCGCGACTTTACTGATGAAGTTAATCGTTCTGCTGCTGATAATCAGTTGAATAAGCATCCTGACGATTTTGATTTGTATCTTCTCGGCACTTTTGATGATAATGCCGGTTCTTTTGATATGGAGGAGCAACCAGTTGTTCTTGTTCGTGCAAAAGATGTAATTCAGACAGCAGTTGCCGTAGTCTGACCTTTGCACCCCTTCGGGGGTGCTTTTTTTTAAAATTGGAGTTTTTGATGTATCACAATCAATCTGCTAGTTCTCATAGCTTTGCTATGGTTCCCCGTTCTGATGTTCCTCGTAGTCGTTTTCAGATGCAAAAGACATTGAAAACAACTTTTGATTCTGGATATCTTGTTCCTATCATGTGCGAAGAGGCTTTGCCCGGAGACACTTTTAATGTTAATGCCACACTTTTCGGTCGTTTGGCTACCCCCATTTTTCCGGTTATGGATAATCTCCATATCGACACGCAGTTTTTCTTTGTACCTAATCGTTTGGTCTGGTCGAATTGGGTTAAGTTTATGGGGGAGCAAAATAACCCTACCGATTCGATTTCCTACTCTATACCTCAACAGGTTTCCCCAATTGGAGGTTATGCAGTCGGTTCGCTGCAAGACTATCTTGGGTTGCCTACTGTCGGACAGGTGGGCGCTGGTAATACGGTCTCACATTCTGCTTTGCCCGTTAGAGCCTGTTCATTAATTTGGAATCAGTGGTATCGCGATGAGAATTTGCAAAATTCTATTATTGTCGATACTGGTGATGGTCCTGATACTTCTCCTTCTACTAATTATGTCCTTCAACGTCGTGGTAAACGACATGATTATTTTACTTCTGCTTTGCCTTGGCCCCAAAAGGGTGGAACTCCTGTAACCATTCCTTTGGGTACTTCTGCTCCTGTTTATGGTACTGGTAAGGCTCTTGGTCTTACTGTTGGTGACGGTGTTAATTATGGTTTGTATGAAACCAGTTCACCAGGTGGCATGTTGCCTGATTCTGCTTCTTATAATACTTCTCCTGGTGGTGTTGGTGGAGGTACTCGTCCTTATGCTAAGTCTGTTGGTGTAGTTACTTCTGGTGTTTCTGGTTTATATGCTGATTTGACCGCTGCTACTGCTGCAACTATTAATCAGTTGCGCCAGTCCTTTCAAATTCAAAAATTGCTTGAGCGTGATGCGCGAGGTGGTACACGTTACACCGAGATTCTTCAAAGTCATTTTGGTGTTCGTAGTCCTGATGCCCGTTTACAACGTCCTGAGTATTTAGGCGGTGGTTCTTCTCTTATTTCTATTTCTCCTGTTATGCAGACCTCTGCTACGGGCGTTTCTGGCGGTTCTACTCCTATTGGTAATTTGGCTGCTTTTGGTACCTTTTTGCATAAAGGACATGGCTTTACCTATTCATGCGTTGAGCATGGCCATATTATTGGTTTTGTTTCTGTTCGTGCTGATTTAACTTACCAGCAAGGTTTGCGTAAGTTGTGGTCTCGTAGCACTCGTTATGATTATTATTTTCCTGCTTTTTCTCATCTTGGTGAGCAAGCTATTTTTAATAAGGAGATTTATTGTGATGGTTCCGCTAATGACAGTTCGGTTTTCGGTTATCAAGAGCGCTGGGCTGAGTTACGTTATAACCCTTCCCAAATCACAGGTTTGTTTAAGTCAACGTCCGCGGGAACGATTGACCCTTGGCATTATGCTCAGAGATTTAATACGCTTCCAACATTGAACTCTACTTTTATTCAAGATAATCCTCCCCTTGCTCGTAATTTGGCTGTTGGCGCTAGTGCTAACGGTCAGCAGTTGTTATTAGATGCGTTCTTTGATATTACTGCTGCTCGCCCGCTGCCGATGTATTCTGTTCCTGGTTTGATTGACCATTTCTAAAATGATTGATCCAGGAACGGCTACTGCTATTGCTGCTGGTATTGGTTATCTTGGTGCTCAAGATACCAATGCTATGCAGGCTGGTGCTTCCCAAGCCCAGATGGATTTTCAGGAAAGAATGTCCAATACTGCTTATCAACGTCAAGTTGAAGATATGAAAGCTGCTGGATTAAATCCCATGCTTGCTTACATTAAAGGTGGTGGTGCTTCCACACCTGTTGGTTCTATGCCTACTTATCAAAATGCTGCTTCTGCTGGTGTTTCTGCTGGTTTAACTGCTGCTCAAACTAAGTTATCTAGTGCTCAGACTGCTAAGACTATGGCTGAAATTCCACAAGTTGAAGCCTTAGTGGATAGAACTAAACAAGAGTTTGAGAATTTAAAGACTGATAATGATAAATCTAAAGCTTTGATTGATAACATCAAGCAAGAGTATCAAAATTTGATGAAAACTAACCTTAATTTAACTGAGGTTGGCAATCATTTACGTGAATCTATAAGTTTGATGAAAGCTCAGATTCCTAATTTTGCTGCTTTAACTGCATCTAATCAGTTTCAAGCTCAATTATTGGATTATGAACAGCAGTTGCGTAAATTAGATTTAGATGCTGCTAAAAAATTTGATAATTTTGGTCGCGAATACAAACAATATGCTCCGCTTATTGATTTGTTGAAGCATATTTTTCCATCTCGTACTGGTGGTGGTATCACCATTAATAAGTAATTTTAAAGGAGTCTTTTATGAAGTTAGCCGCTGCTTTAGATAAGTTTGATATCCAGTCTGAAAAGACTGGTCTTTCTTGTCTCGATGATTCTTTAACGCAACAGCAGTTTAAAGAAGAAGCCGATATTAATACGATTGTTAATCGTTTTCTTAAAACTGGTGTTTTGCCTACACCTAATACTTTTCCACAATATGTGGATTTTGAAGGTGTTTTTGACTATCAGTCTGCTATGAATCTTGTTCGTGCTGCCGATGAGTCTTTTATGCGTATGGACTCAAAAGTCCGTCAACGCTTTAATAATAGTCCCCAAGAGTTCCTTGAATTTTTTGCAAATCCTGCAAACACTGAAGAGGCGTCTCGTTTGGG